TCACTTTAAATTTCACAACTGTTACCAACACAGGCCAACTGTTGTGACCCTTCAGTCATGTCTGTTTCCTCAACGATGTCCCACTCGATAATCTTAGGAAACTCCTTGACTAGCTGTTGGTACGTCTTTGAGTCCACAGGTTCATAGGGTGCCTGCTGGTACGTATGTTCTGAGTAAGGTAGAAAGCTAATGCCACTAACCTTGTCGAACTTATTGTACAGCCACTGCCCTACCTCCAGAAACTCATCGTCCCTGTAGTAGCAAGTCATGGAAGGCTTGTGTTCACACCAGTAGTCCTGATATATCTCCCACAGACACAACTGCTCCATAGCTCCCATATCAGTCGCTACTACAGCCTGCTTAGGAGACTTGATGGGGAACGAGAAGACCTTAGTAGTAGGAGAAGTTACGTCCATCTCCACAGGGACTCCTGCAGCCTCTAGGACAGCACAGAGTGGGTCTCGTGCATCTGCCCTTACTCTTCGTATGTACTGCTCCGCGTATCTAGGATGGATGCCTGATGCGCTATCCACCAACTGAGATACAGTACCGGAAGGCTTAACAGCAGTAATGGCAGTGCTAATATTGATGCCAAGACGTTTAGCCCAAGTACGATTAGTCTTAATAGCTTCCTCTTTAAGCTCCGTGAGCCACTTCCGTAGTTCTTCACGACTCTTCCTCCCTGACATAACTGGATGGTCCATGATGCCAGTGAGTGACACTCCTAGCAACGCCTCTTCCTGCGTATTGTCCTTCCATATCTTACGCAAGTACCTAAAGTCAGTCAGAGTAGCCTGTAGCGTCCCTAGGACAGCAGCAGACCTAACCTTGATACGTAGGGTGTCCAGTGTGTCCTCAGCCCTGACCACTACCTCAGACAAGTTGCAGAACTGGTAGGGCCTGAGTATAATCTCTGAGCATGGGTTTGTACCAAAGTCAAAGCTTGCGTCTCTACGTCCGTTCTTCTCTGCCTGACGCTGACTAGCGACACGACTAAAGACACCTCTCTCGCCTGACCGTGACTCATACAGAGACTTCCACTCGTTCAGGAAAGCTTCAAAGTCAGGCTTCTCTGTGTAACAAGCTGAGTTATTAGCCAAGCCACGCTGAGGATTATCTACCCACCACTGCCCTGATTTAGCTCGTCGTATTCTGTCGTCGGTAAGATTACTGAGACTGATGAGGGCGCTGCGTCTGACTCCCCCAACGACAACGACTTGTGCAATCTTACAACAGAGGTCGTGACACTCGACGGAACTGAGTCGTCGTCCAGCAGATGCTCGAAAGACTTCCACGGTGAATTGGAAGAGGTCAACAAGAGGCTCTGGACCAGACGCTCTACCTCCGAAGGTCTTAAGGGCTGCCCCTGCAGGTCTAACTCCAGAAACGTCCCACTTGGGTACTTGACCACTAAAGAGCATCGCGATAAGTTCCCGGTAAGATTTAGCCCATCCAATTTTGCTGTCAGCGACGTGTATAACTGTATCTGTGTCATGGAACTTCTCTGCAACCTCTGGTAGTTTAGTGATGTACTGGCGTTCCACACTGAAGCCAACTCCTGTGCCACACATGAGGACGTACATCATCTCATCGAAAGCTTTAGGGTGGTCTATAGGTAGGTAGGAGCAGTTAAACCCAGCGACATTGTCCCTGTCCAGAGCCTCACCTGCAGTCATCAATGCCCTCATGCTGGGCATTACGTCTAAATCATGCACAGGGTCAAAGAGTTCCTTAGCTTCCTTCTTGGACAACTTCTCCTTACTGACCCAGAAGTCCAAGTAACGGTTCACAGTTTCTTCCCACGTCTCCCTACGCTGTTCTTCAGGCAGGTAACGGGCGTACCTTGATTTATGTATGTATTCTTGATATGCGTCCATTATAGTTCGTATTCTCCTCCGGTTATTAGTGACATCTTAAGTTGGTCCAACAGGAAGTAAAGCCCTGCTGTGTCCATGTTCGTAGAAACAAGGATGAAGTCTTCTGACTTAACAACACAGAAAGCCTCGTCGTAGCTTTCCAAGTCTTCCTTAGCGACGATAGCGTCAAACACCATAGGCACAGTGAGTTCGTCTGTTTTATTCTTCTGGTCGAAACCTCCTTCAATTACTTTCATTCTACAGCCTCCTGTTCCTCTACCATCTTGTTTAAGTACCACTGTGCTTTCTTCAGGTCCTGTAGACCATTCTTGAAACGCCAGCGGTGCAGATACTTCAGGACATTGCCCTCGCAGTAGTCAACAATGCCGTCACCCAGTTGCTGCTTAATGTAGTCAATGGCCTCCATGCCTCCCTGATTGTAGTGAGGTGGTCTATGAACCAGAGCGTCCCACTCTTTTTCCGTTGCTAAATCAATACTCATCTTCGTTCTCCTCTTCATCCTCTAGCTCTTCCGCGAATACCTCTAGTTTGTTTATCAGCTTGTCCTCAAACCTGTCCAGAAGCTCTTCGGAAGTTATCTCCAGTGCTTCCAGAAAGTCTTCAGGGTCGTAGTTGCGAAGTAGAAGTTCCTTAATTTCCTCCATTGTTAGAGACATCGTCCATCAACTCCTGTAGCGTATCTAATGTGTACCATTCAAGACCTTGTTTCTCACACCATTGAGACATAGTAATCTTACCTCCCTTCCTTACTTTTTTATTAGGATTCATAAGAACAAACACAAGGCTCTGGTAGTCCTCAAGACTGTCTCTGATGCTAGTGTACTTCTTAGTGTCTCCTTCCCTAAAGAAACCTTTGCACTCAACCAGCGTGTTGCTGGGGACGTGTACGAAGTCCGGTGTGTAGTTCCTGTGTATTGTGTAAGGTACTGTGTAGGGTTCGTACTCAAAACCCTCCAGTACTTCCGCTGTGTGTTCCTCAAAAACACTACGAAACTTCGATTTCTGGGACCTTCGGTTCATTGAATACCTCTGTTAAATAACGTGGACCTGCTGAATACGCGAACCCTCTTAAGGAAGGCCAACATTCTTTTTTGTATGAACAGTAGGAGCATCCTATAGCGAGTTTCTGGTTGCCGCTCTTGCCATCTGCGATAGTTTCGTAACATACCTCTGGTGGCTCCTCCTGCTCTACCATCTTTTTTATCTGGTTGATTCTTTCTCCTATGTCATAAGAGATAAGGTCGTACACAGGTGCTTGCGTGTCCTCAGAGTCATACAGCAGATAAGTCAGATGACCATTCTGTTTGTCCATCGCCAGCCAGCCAAACTTAGTTTCACCTTCTGAATGAGCGTAGCCTTTAATCTGTCCTATGTACCCAAAAGGGTCGTCGTAGGCCAGTGTCCCTTCCTTGAACTTCTTGAAGCCGTAGGTCGAAGTTGACTTCACGTCAGTCACAACTCCGTCTATCCTGCAGTCCATAGAACCTTTGATGCCGTTGACCTCACACTTCTTCTGCTCATCTGTCACTTGGTGACCAGCAGCTCTTGTGAGGAACAGTAGCAGTTCTTCAATCAGATGCCCATAGAGGAACTTGACGTAGGTATTGGGAGTCAAGTCTTCGCCTTTGTCAACGTCGTTGTACACATTCCATAGGAAACGTTCTTCACGTCCTATGTTGGACATACGTAGTTTACGTGAGTCGTCTCTGACCTCTGTAAACTCCTTACGCATGAGGTCCTTGACGTTCTCACCAAACTGCTCAATGCAGCTCTCGATGTCTACTCCTTCTGCTACGTCTTTAGACTCCACAAGTTTGTAGATGTCGCTCACTAAGTTGTAAGTATTTTTCATTTGTACTCTTCCGCTGTACTAGAGACGACAACTCTGGCCTGCTCCGGTGTGCATTTGAACCACTCGCCCTTACGTTCATAGGACTTCTGTAGCTCTGTGTGTGACTGTGATTCTGCCTTCCGACGATTGTTCACGTCATACTTATATTGTAACACATAATCTCTAAATGGGGAAGAAGTTTGGTAGCCATTCAAGCGGTCCTCAGCGTCTATAGCCATGCCTATCTTGACCCAGTCAGGGAAGTTAGGATTAGTTATAGCGTACACCTGACCCTCGACACTACTATCGTACTTCTCTAGGCTGCTAAAGGCTGCTTGTTCAAAGTTCTTGTAGCGTCCGGGTTTGTGCAAAGGGTGTGTCTTAGGTACGTTCTTACCGTTGACCCACATTCTTGTCTGCTCTCTTCTCCTAACAGCTTCAGGATTGTCTTTGTAGTACTTCCCATTTTCTTTAGTATAAATCATATTGCTTCTCCTTAGTGGGTCTCAGCCCATGTTGTGCCGACTTTGTATTCACCGTCCAAAGGGCATCTCAAGTTAAACTCAATACCTGCAGCCTTGAGACACTCTACTGCTAACCAACCAAACTTCTCTGCGTCTTTCTCTGCAACTTCTGTCTGAACTTCATCATGGATATTACCTATAATCTTGTAGTCCAAGTCCCAGCGAGTTGCGTAGTCGTCCAGTATCACCAGAGCTTTCTTCATCACGATTGCTCCTGCTGCTTG